TTTATCTTTGCCACACATTTTTGGCTTTTTATAACTATTATCGCTTATCCTATAATAAATATGCATTTACTTTTTTTTGCTTAATGAATTACTTACTCTAATAGCCCATTCAACTCCGCTTGTTCCGCCCCAACCCAACCAAGCAACTACAGCAGGGATAGTCCAAGGCTTGGTTTTATATTCTGGTTTAGATTTTGCTTTTTCGTAATTACCACGATGACGATTGAACTGGGCCATTCTTTTTACTGTATCGGCAGAAAGCTTGGCATTACCAGCCAAATCTCTAGCTCTAGCCCAGCCAACAGGAGTCATGCCTTTGCATTCCTTTCCGTACTTACGCTTCCATTCTAAGACTTTTTTAGCATTGTTTCTTGCTGATTGAGGAGCATCATATCCTTCGGCAGCTTCAGAAAAATAATTTTCAATATCATTTTTGGCTTTTGACTTTTTATCTTCAGACATATAATGTTCCTCAACTTGTTTTTTTACAATTGCTAAAACATCTGAAAGTTCAACCTCTTCCCATAAATACCCCGACTTTGACTTTTTTGAACTTCGTGGATGACCATTAGGCAAAAGATCATTGTCCTGTTTATAGTTTGGGTTTGATGGACGATTGTTTCTTAATAGATAAAGAAATGCTTTAATTCTATTTAGACCCCATCTAGTTCTATCCATTCCTGGGGCATGACTTGTGGAATATGCACCAGCACCACGCCTAAATACAGCTTTTAACTGAGCCATATTAGCTTTAAACTTTGGATTTTTTGCGTTGTGTTCTTGCATTAATTTTCTAATTTTATCTTCAGTTTCTTTAGAAACTTCTATATTCTTATTTGGTTTACTGGCTGAATCTTTTGGGTTCTTTTTAGAACCCCTTTTTCTTTCTTCTGGTTTTGCAGGTTTTTTTCTTGGATCGTTTTTATCTGGACGGCCATACTGCAAACCTTCTGTATGATCAAACATTATTATCTCCAATTTTTTCTAGTACCATTAGTCCATTATTGTTTTTTAAATCTTCAACAACTTTCCAGTTTTTATTTTCATCTAAAAATTCATTAATTGCTACCAATATACCTTTTCCATGTCCAGTTTCATTTCTTTTTCCAAAACTTACTGTATCATGAAAAATCATAAACTTATTAACATTTATATTATGTTTTGATAATTCTGTTTTTATTTGTTCGTAATTATGAAGAGTGTCTATAAAAAGAAGATCTGTGTTTTCAATGTTTATATCTAATGTATTTCCTTGTATAAATTTAAAATCTATATTATTTAAATTGCATTCATTGATTAAATTATTAAATTTTTCTTCTGCTCCAAAAGAACTCGGATGTTTTATATCTATGCATGTTAACTTTTTTGGTTTTGCAACAACAAATGCCCATGTAGATACTATACCCCTAACTCCCATTTCTGTTATATGCGAGCATTTTTCTCCATACTTTTTAAGTATTGGGAGATGTTCATTTATATCGCTAGCAGAGTTACAATGATTTTTATATATTTGTTCTATCATTTTAAATTAACATAAATAGTTTTTTGTCAATTAATTGTTCTGGGAATCCATCAAAGTTCGAGTAGGCAAATGTTTCTTCCTGTCGAATATGTTTTTCCATATCTTTCCTGCGAACACGAAGAACACCAGCTGGCAAGCTATCACCAGTATCAAAATCTTTAAGATTGCCGTGACAATCTCCCCAGCTATTAAGAATAATAGCGTAAGGATCTGAACCATTTTTATACCCATCATCAATTCCTATGACACACATTTGATGACCCCAACTATCTGTCTGACGATGAAAGCCATCAGAAGATGGTTCCATGTTATATCCAATGTCGCTAGCTGTAGTGCATGGATAACCATTTACAATTGCGTCACGAAGATCATCCCAACTCTTAATTAGAGCAGCAGACTTTACAGGATGGAGTTTTGCTTCATTAACGAATTCAGTAGGTGGGCCTGGCTTATCGCCCCACTTACTGGCTACTCTTCCTGAGTATTTCGGAACATTTGTGAAGTTAGATCGTAATACTCCAAACTTAATAACAGCATCTGCCATCCAACTACCGAGTGAACCATCGCTGCCATCAAGTTGTCCACGCCCAATAAATACTCGCCCCGTACCATATAAATATGGAGGAAAGATAGGATTCCACTCTTCTCTATCGCCCTTCATTAGTTTTTCTGTAGCCATTAAGTATTCAATTGCGTTTTTAGCGCCAAACGAAACGCAATCACCAATTTCTTGGCCATAATTTTCAGTATCTTTGCCCAATACTTTACGAACTACATCATAAAGCATTAGCTTTTTACCTTTAGTATCTCTGCTGGCACTAAAAATTTTTAGATCTTTAAAAGAGCCATCATCTTTTAGTAGATCAAATTCTGATTTGACAAGATCGGGATTATTTTTTCCTGCCCAACCATTAACTGTTCCATCTGTATATAACTTTGAAATATCTGACATGTTAATTCACCTTATTTAAAAGCTTTAAATCCAGCAGCAATTTCACGCCATGCAGAAGCAAAATCTTGTTTAGTTACCATCTTATTATCTTTGTAAAGACCATAAAGCTTTTCTTGGATTTCGTTAAAAACAATTTCCCATTTTGACCTATCTCCACCAACAGCAGCAATTGAAGAGCGATTAGCTTCTGCTGTCTTTTTCAAAATATCTTCTTGGTCATCAATAGTTCCAGCAGCAATAGCAGCAGCTATTCCTTCAAATGATTTGGCTAAAGCATTAGCCTGTTTAGCCTTATCAGATTTAGATAAATTGATTTTCGTTTTAGTCAAATTATAAATAAATGGAGAAAGATTATACTTTCCCTCTGGAAAATTTGGTTCTGGTTCTGGATTAGGATTGGGGTTTGGATTTGGTTCTGGTGCAGGAGGAGCTTCATCGCCGATAAGAACATCGGTAGATAAGAATGCTGTTCTTGCAGCAGTCTCGGTAATTTTATCCTGTTCTTTAACTGCATAAAGATATGTTACGGCAACAAGAGCTTTTAGTCTTTTCGGCTGAATTCCAGCACCAAAGAAAACACCGCCATTATAATCTCTAACTCTTTTTTCGGTATATCCATCAAGAACTTTCCAAGTATAAGTAGTTTCTACTAAATATTGAGGAGGGCTTTTGATCGGGCTTACAGATAAATCAACAAGTTCTCCAAGAGCAATTGGTGTTTCAGCACCAACAATTTTTTGATCTGGAATTACAAATTTTTCTGCAAAAACATTGAAGGAAAAAACAAGTGCTAAAGCAAAAGACAAAATAATCTTCATTTTTTGTTTTCCTCTATCAAACATTTGTCCGTGTGTTTATGTGGTTGAAAATTTTTAGAAATATAAATTAGGGCAGTAATTGCTGCCCCAAATATAACTACAGTTACAATATCAAAAATTACTTCCCAAAATATTTTTTTTATCAATTCTGTCCTTGCGCCTTCTTTACAGCAAGAATGAAGTCATCGGCAGTAATCTTATTTGTATCGCCATCAAATTTATTAATAAGAAAAGTTAGAGCAGAAATAAACCAAGGTTCTTCTGTGAGTTTGACTACAGCAGCAACAATTTTGTCATCGCTATCGCCAGGAATGATTGTGGTAATCCACTTCAAAGTGGAAACAATAAGACTAATAGAGCGAGCTACTTGTTCTGGACTAATTGCAGTTTTTACATCAGACATGATTACTCCTGTTAGTTAAAATGCCAACTACATTTTATAACATATAAATTGTTTTTCAACACTTCTTTTTTAACATCTAAATCATTTTTTCCAGTTATTGTTTCTAAGACACCTTTGTTATTTGAACATATAGCCCAAGAAACATCTTTGTTCTTAACGGCTTTTAATAATGATTTAACAACTAAGTTTTTAGCAGGAAAAGACTTATGACAAAGTTTATTTTCTATTTCTATTTGAACTTTCTCGACATCAAACATATTTCCTATGCCAATCCAAAATCTATATCTAGTCCAAACTTTTAATATTTCAACGCCTTTAATTTTTTCAATAGCAGATACAATTTTATCAGTAATGTCAAAATTTGTATGGCCAACCCAAAGTTTATAAAGATTGCTGGAAAGACCATGCTCTGCCAAAGGTATTACTCCTTGCGGAGTCGATATAACTCTAACATGTTTAATAAAATCATTTTCTTGATCAAAACTATCTTTTTGCTCTTGCTCTTCAAAATTTTTAATATCGTTATTTGTTTTAGGAGTTAATGGGTCTTCCCATTTTAACCATTTTATTTTTCGCATTTTCCATTTTCTTCTTTAAAAAACTTTCTATATTGTTTCCAGCCAGAAAAATTTCCATATGATCTATTTGATTCCGAACACGGTGTTGCACAATGTTCAAATGGACTCCAATGACCATCGTTTTTTAATTGGTCGTGTAACGCATAATCTTTTTCATAATCTATTACGCCTTCAAAATTTAAATAACTAACTCTAGCGCACCTTGCCACGCCAATTTTTAAAAGATTTTTTTCCTCTGGAACATTATTGATGTGTTTATCTGCAAAAGGTATGTGCCAACATCCAATGTCAACTTTTTTTGGTATTGATTTATCTATTTCTTTTTTCATTAAAGTAGCTAATTCAAATATTTCTGGTTGAGCATTTTTATTTATTCTAAGTTTAAAAAAGTTTTCATAATCTGTGGCAGTAACAATTACAGTAGCATTAAACCAAGGTTCTAATAATCTATTTGTTATTTGTTTATGTAAGCCAAGTTCTTGTAATTTTGAAACACTATCTATCATTTTATCTCTTGCTTCTAACCATATTTTTTTAGCGTTTTCTTTTTTTTCTTCATCCAATTCTAAAAATGCTTGCATACCAGATTGATTTTTTCCCCAATGAACAGGAAAAACAGGATCATTAATAATTTGTTCTAAAAACTTTTTTGTTGGAATAGCACGACTACTAGCAGCATTTCTAGATAACATTCTGTGCGTATTAAATTCAGACAATATAAATCTAGGAAAAATACAAACAAAACTTGTTATTCTTTGATTGGACGGGCTTATTGAATCGGCTACTATTTCAGCAGAAATCATTGTTTTTCCTTTATTAAAAAAGCTTCAGTTGGTAATACTACTGGCCTTTCCCTTGTTTCGTTTTGGTTTGATATTCTTTTCAAAGATTGTTCAAAGGAAATTAATATATTTTCTGTCATTCTTTTATTGTTTGTTAATATTCCATACTCTGCTAAAGCATGAACTATAACTGGCTTTAAAGCCCCAACACTTAATAAAGCAAAAAAGTCGCCAGTTCTTTTTATTAAATCAAGCTCGTCCTTATTATTTTCTAGTGTTTCTAGGTTAACTTTACAGTAAACATCTTCTTTGTCTAAGAAAAAAGTTATAGAAGATAAATCAGACATTTATTTTTCTCCTCATACAATTTCCTTCACAAAAAAATCCGTTCTTTTCATAAAAAGAAATCATATTTGATTCACAATGTAAACACAATTCATGGCACATGTTATCTTTTGCAAAATTATAACAATGTTCTAATAGTTCATAAGATATATTTTGTCCTCTGTATTTTTTTTGAACACAAAGATTTGTAATATAGCAACTATTTTTATTTTTTTTAGAAAATAAATCTATAGTTATAGTTCCAGCTACTATGTTATTAATATAAAAACAAAATATTTTGCTGTTCTTTTTCAACAAATATTGAACAAATCTTTCTAGTTCTATTTTAGCTATAAAAAATACACCTATTTCTTTAAGGCAATCAGAATAGCCATTGTATATATCATTTAATGACAATTCTTTAATTTCCATAAATATAATCCGTTATTAACGAAGCTGTTTTTTCCCATGTTAATTTTTTCATTTCATCGTATGCCTTTTTATTAAAATTATTTTTAAGGTTTTTCACCTTGATCATTTTACTTGCAAATTGATTTATAAAATTGTCATCAAGATTTGGCCAATATCCTTGACCAAAAAACCATTTATTATCATATGCTTTTACTAATTTATCTACATTTACCAATTCACATATTTCATTGTTTATAAATTCTTTATGAGCAGTAGCATTTGTAGCTATACAATTTTTTCCCATAGAAAGCATTTCTGCTAATTCCATATTCCATCCTTCAGCCCTAGCAGGAAAAACACCACAATCTGCATATGACATCAATTCAAATAATTCTTGTTGTGTTTTAAATCTATGGCTAATCTTTATTCTTTTGTCAGAAGAATAATAGCTTTCCCAATTATTTCTTTCTTCTTCGTTTAAAAACGGATTGTCACAATGCATTATAAGTTCAACATCATTGTCAGATGGGAATGCCTTTTGAAAAGCTTTTATTAAAATGTCATGACCTTTTCTTATTTCCCATTTACCAACATTTAAAAATGTAAATTTGTTTTTGTTTAATGCTTGCTTTGGTTTATCAAAAATAGAATGATCAACACCAAACGGAGTTTTAAATATTTTTGTTTTAACACCAGAGTTTATAGCTATATCAACAGCCCATTGAGTTGGCAAAAAAATTATATCCATACAATTCATTTGATGAACTTCATGTTTTTGTAGTGGCTCTAATTCAAATATTGGTAATGCAGTTCTAATTCCTTTAGATGGATGCATAGATAAATCATTTTGATGCCAAATTTTTAAACTTGAAGCATCTTTATCATAAAAATCAGACTTTTTATTTAAATCTTCAAAAAATTGATAATCATTTATAGATTTGTCTATTTGTCCTATTGGCCATAAAAAAACATCGAGCTTTTTAGCAATTTCTTTAACTATGTTCGTAGATACTATTCCATATCCAAGTTGGTTAACTGGACATACTATATTAATCTTTTTCATTCGTCTTCTTTTCTAGCAAAACAACCCCAGACATTTCCATTTCAATAAGTCTAGCAGCTTTTTTTTCTGCTCTTTGCCATTTATCTTCTTCATAGGTCATTATTAAAGACCTTTTCTTTTTGTCTGGGAGAATGCCCCATATTTCATAGTATACGGACATAGCAGACTCCTATATTGAGACTGCTATTAAATACACTTTTTTTTATGACAATGTTTTAATGAACTTCTCTAACTTTATGCCAAAAATTTCTTTTAGATAACCTTTTTGACACAAATTGAATATACAAGAGTCTAACTCTTTTGATCCAAAACGACCAATTGATTCAGATGGTTTTTGCTTAAAGTATAAATTTAACTTTTCTTGTATTTCATTTTTAGTTAATAGGCAATCGTCTGGAAGTATTTGATATAAAATGCTTTCGATTGATGTATCAAACTTTTGACCAGTTCTACCATTTCTTTTTGCATAATGTGTCTTCATAACATTGCCTCCGTTATGAAGTCATTATAGAAATTTTAAGATGGTTTGTCTATTTCGGTGTTTTGTTTTTTTCTTAAAAAATCAAACTTTGCTTTGTTTAAATCTGTTATAAACTCATATAAATCACTTATGTTTAATTTATAAGAATGTTTATTTATAAACAAAGTAATGTCATTATTTTCTTCTGCTGTTTTTACTTTAAAATTAAACATTACCATTCTCTAGGACTTGGTGAATTTTCCCATTGAAAATCATGAATTGTTTTACCAAAAAGATGAGCTATTTCATGTTGTATTAAAGCCGATTCAAAAAGATTTGTTTTGTTTATATCCATGTTTTCAAGTTGACCAAAAAACATTTCTTCTTTTGAATAATCAGATTTTACTTTTATCCAATCATGTCTAAAAACGGTGAGTCTTTGATCTGGAAAACTTAAACACTCTTCTTCATGAGCAAACTTTGATTTTGAAAAATCTGTAATTACTGGATTTATCAAAATTAGCGGTTTATTTTTTATTAAAACAACTACTACAGAAGCATTAATTCCAAGCTGATTAGCAGCTATTCCAGCTGCTTTATTCTTATTTTTTTTATTAAAATCTTGTATAAAAACAACAAGTCTTCTTGCTATTTTTCTACCTTCTTTTATGTTTATAAAATTGCATTTTGTCTTAAGAAGTGGATTTTCCGTTAGAATCCTCATTCAAATATTCCTCTATGTCTTTATTTATCTGTTTAGTTTTAACAAGTCCTGGTGGTATTACAGCAAATCTACATGCTCCGTCCATTTCTATTTCTTGATCTAAAATAGCACATGCATTTTCAGATTTATGTAACGCACAATTACCGCATTTTACGCCAATATCTTTTGTTGAGTTAGTAGAAGCGCCCTCATAACCAACCCAAATACCTTCGCCTTTATCTAAAGGACCAATTTTTTCAGCAAGAGAAAGCAATGCATTAGCTAATTCCTTTTCATCATCACTTAAACTATCGTAAAGACTTTTTCCAGCCCATTCAGCAGCTTTTTCACGCATAATTTTTGCAAACTTTTCTGGCCCTTCAATAGCCACGCCTTGTTTAATAGCTTGATTCTTTCCCTCTTTGCCAGTATAGCATTTGCCTTGATCGCCCCATTTCCAACCGTTTTTACCATTGTCGCTGCATTTTTTTAATGGCATAACAATCTCCTAACTATAAGTTTACAAATTTTTAAGAAATATTTTTCCTTAAAATTAGATTTCATCGCATTTACATCCTTGTGAACCCATTGAATATTTTCCTTAGTGTATCCTAAATCATTATCTATTCTATCCATAGAAGCAGTTCCTAAATGATAAATTTCTTTACCGTTTTTTCTGCATAAATATTTTAAATGAGTTATTTTTATTCCTGTGTAAATACATCTTCTATTTTGTTTTAGGAAAATATCCCAAGCTTCTTCTTTAGTTATATTAAATTCTATATTTCTTTTTTTTGCGTTTTTTTTAGCTAAAGCCCAATATTTACCAGATATTTCTCCGACTGTTGAATTATTATATGCTTTTCTAGACATAATACCCCTAGTATTAAATACACTATACTAGAGGATTATTTGCTTGTTTAAGTTGGACCTATTGGGTTACTAAAATTAACAGCGCTTTTATTGCATCCGCAACCACCTTGTTTTGGTTGTGCTTGATTAACTTGATTAACCTGTCCTGCTATATTTTGTGGAATAGGAGCATTAAATATATCCCATTTTCCAGCAGGGCATTTTTCAGAAGCCCATGTATTTTTGATATTTAAAAAACAACCACATAGCTTGCATGTTCCTTCTGGAGTTTTATTTTCGCAAGAGTTACATATATTCATTCTGTCATGAAATACATTTAATGGAACACGCTGAAATCCAGTAGCTGCATGTTTAACAACTGCTTTTGTAAAATTAACAGCTTTTTGAAATATACCAGGTACTGGTTCGCTCATGGTCGATACTCCACTTTTAACCTATAATCTCTACAGTCTTTTATAACATTTTTATTATATGATTTCCAGCTTTTCAAATGCCCAAAAACAAAATGACATGTTTCGCATAAAACTACCAAATTAGATTCTTCAAGCTCTAAAGTTTTATCTATGCTAAATGGTATTATGTGATGACAAGTAAGTTCCTTTTTTACTCCGCACGACAAGCACTCACCGCTTTCTTTTATAAGTTTATCTCTTAACGATGACCATTTTCCTGATCTTGGAGTTCCAAAGAATATTGATTTTAAAAAATTAATCATTGTTTATTTTTAATTCTTTTGTTTCAAATTTTGATAAAACCATATCTCTTCTTTTGTCTTTACACTTATTGCAAAATCTTATGTTTATTGGATCTATAGAAAAAAACATTTTGTTACACCAACCAAGACAATTAACCATTTTTCCTTTTGCCAGATTTTGACTTTTTTTCTTCATTTGTTTCTCTTTCAAAAACTATTGCGTCTTTATCTTTTCCAAAGTAATCAAACTTTAATTTTCCTTTAAAACCTCTATTTTTAAAGAAAGTTATACTTTCCATATCATTTTCTTTAACATAAGCAATTATTTTTGAAAAGTTTAAATTTTCAACAAAATTAAGTAATGTAGAACCAAATCCGTTTTTTCTTAAAACTGGATCTATAACTAATTTATTTATTATTAAAAAATCATCTTCTTTTGAAAAAGCAATAAATCCAATTATAGTATTGCTAACTTGACAAATATATATAGATGTATTCTTTTTTCTAACATAATCAATAAATTCTTGTTCTTTCCAGCCGTTATTTGTTTTTAAAACCCCAAAATCAGGATCTTCTATTAGATTTGAATCTTCTTCTATTCTGACTAAATCAACTATATTTCTTTTTAAGGCGATTTTTGTTTCTGCTATTTTTTTCATGTTGCACCACGCTTTTTAATGCGTATCATTCTAACATACTTTTATCAGACGATAAGCAAAAGGTAATGGCGTTAAATAAAAACTCAAATGTCCGGTTCTTTCGACCATTCCTACACCGGAATAAGCTTATCACCGAAGGGTAAATACCCCAAGGGTTCTGGTTGGTAGCCAAACCAACATGGAGCAGAGAAGTAATAGTAAATCAAAAATTGAGAATGGACTTACCCCCTGTCCGCTCAAACCTAGATGATTTTACAAATCTATTTACTATTCACCCTGTAGAGGCTTATGGTAAAAGGCTCTGTTTTAATTAAATCTCTTAGAATATCTAGGAGATAATGGGGGTTTTATGCAAAATAATACCAATTTGGTTGATTTCTATTTTTCCATTCAGCAATATGAGATTTTGCTTTTATATAATAGTTCTTATATCCATCTATTGGGTTTGTTTGCTTTAATTCATTTGGCATAGCTTGAACAAATTCTGTCATTTCAGTATTTTGAACTTTACAAGCATATGTTAAACATTCTTTAATTATTGCTTCGCATTTATGTACTTTTTCATACCGATAAGTATATTCTCTACAAAGTTCTAAACCTAATTCACATAACCAAACAAAATTACCCATGCTTTCTCCTGCCCAAATAGTGCATGGGTGTTTGACATGAGTTGATTTATAAGGTGTTTTAACTCCATTTTGATTAAGAACTGTACAAAGCATTTGAGCCGTTTCTAAAGGCATTTTAACAACATGTTTGTTTACATGCCATTCAGCAGCTTGTCTTGGGTTTTTGTCTAACACAAATATGTTCATAACTTACTCCTTTAACATTTTATTCGCTTATTAGGGTGTAGTATTTATTATGAAAATTATATTTGATCATATAAATGGTTTTGGAAAAGTTTCAAATCAAGATTTGATTTATACACCTATTTTTGCTTACCCAGATATAAATGATAACTTTGATGATTTGCTTGAGCAAGGATGGTTGCCTTGGGATAATTATTGGTTTCAATCTCGAAGTGTCAGATACAACCTTTCAAAAATCGAATTCCATAAAAAAACAAAAAAACTTGCAAAAAAAATAGAATATCAAATTGGAAAACCTTCAAATGAAGATATTTTAAGAATTTCAAATTCATATCAATCTAAAAAAGGTTTTATAAGTGAACATGTTTTTGACAATGAATTAATGTTAGAAAATACTATACAATATTTTTATGAATCAAATCTAATAGGATTTGTTTGTTATAAACTATTTAAAAAATCATTCATAGGTGTTCAGTTTGCTTGGGATTATGAAAAACCGTCTTTATCTTTAGGAAGTATAAGTACACTAATAGAATGCACTTTAGCAAAAAGATCTGGGTGTATTTATTATTATATGATGGGCGGTTATGAAGAATGTTCTCTTTATAAAAATCAGTTTAATGGCTTTGAATGGTGGACAGGTAAAGAATGGTCAAGCGATAAAGAACTTTATCAAAGTTTATGCAGGAGAGATTCTTTAATAGAGATAAAAAATGTCAATTGTAATATATGAGCCAAGACAAGAATTAGAAGTTGAAACACCTAAAGGAAGAGGAAGAATTTGGCTCGTAACTGAATATGGTACTGAGATAGAAAAAATATTTACAGTTATATTAAATAATGGCTTAATATGGGAATTTACTAATAAGGATGTTGTTGCAACAAAAAATATAACTATGGGAAGAACAAATGTCGATTGCAAACCAAATTAAACAGTTTTTTTCTGTATCTTCTGTTGTTATTGTAGATATAGATAATACCGTTTTAAGAAATGGTATATATCCAATAAAAAAAATGGTTGATTATATAAATGAATTGTCAAAAGATCATAAAATATATATGATTACTGGAAGACCAGAATCTAATAGATCAGAAACTGTTAAATCATTAAAAAAAGCAGGATTGAAATACAATCGCTTAATGATGAATAACATTGGTGGAAGTCCAAAAGATCAGCTAGAGTCTAAAAGAAAACATGCACAATCAATAAAAGATAAAATTATATTAGCTATAGATGATAATCCAAAAGCTAGAAATGTATATAAAAAATTAGGCATTAAAACTAAATCTCCTAAAAAATGATTAAATTTATAACAAAAGCAGACTATAATAAAAAGTGTTTAGAAGATAAATATTTTATAAATAGATGGAATTATTATAATGATGCTATAGAACTAGCAAAGAGTTTAAGTCCTCAGTCTGTTCTTGAATTAGGTTGCTCATCTTTTCCGCTATGTTTAAATTCAACAAGAATAGATTCAAAATATAATAGTGAAATCAATCATGTTTTTGATTGCACAAAAACCCCTTGGGATTTTAAAGAAAGATTTGATTTATTAATATGTTTACAAACTTTTGAACATTTTAAAAACAAACAAACAGAAGTATTTAATCAAATAAAAAAAATAGTTAACAAAGCTATAATATCAGTTCCATATAAGTGGAATAAACCAAATAACTGTCATCATAATATAGATGAAAATACATTATTGAAATGGTTTGAAATAAAACCAACTTTTGAAAAAATATCTATTGACTCTAATAGAAAAAGATTAATATGTCTTTATGAATTTTTTTGAAGACATAACTATTTGTTCTGTAGATTGCGTTAATCATAAAAAAGCGATTGCAGCTATGTTGTATAGTATGCAATTCTTTAATTTTAAAGAATCTATTTTTATATCTGATGAACAAAAAGTAAAAACAAACAAAATAAAACATATACAAGTCAATAAAATAAAAAGCAAAGAAGAATATAGTAAATTTATTTTAGTAGATTTGAATAAATTTATTAATACTAAGTATGTTTTAGTGATTCAACACGATGGATTTATAATAAATCCAAACTCATGGGATGATTCATTCTTAGAATATGATTATATAGGCGCACCTTGGAAAAATGATGAATACATAAATAAAGTTGGTAATGGCGGATTTAGTTTAAGATCAAAAAAACTTTTAGAGTTTATATCTAATAAATATAAAGATAAACAAATTATATTCAATGAAGATTTAGAAATATGCAATCAATCATATAATGAATTAGTAGATAATGGTTTTAAATTCCCAGACATTAAAACAGCTTTTAAATTTTCTATCGAACATAAAAGACCTGAGTTTTTTGATAAACCATTTGGTTTTCATGGTTTTCCATTTACAAAAATAGGTATGGAATCAAAATTAAAAATAATGGAATGGAGCAAGAATGAAAATTTATACTAAAACAGGAGATGATGGAACAACCTTTTTGCCTAAAGTTGGGCGTGTTCCAAAAACTGACCCACACATTCAATTGTTAGGAAGTGTTGATGAACTTAACGCTTCAATAGGTTTAGTAAATCAAAAATATGTTTTAGAATTAAAAATTCAAAACGCTTATGATTTTATTGTAGACATACAAAAACATTTATTTGATATAGGCGCTGAAATAGCTACGGGCGAAGCAAGAATAGATGACAAGCATATTAAAGAAATAGAAGGCAAAATTGACGACATGACTAAGCTTTTAAAGCCATTGAAAAACTTTATAATACCTTTTAATCATTGTGAAATTCATCTAGCAAGAGCAGTATGTAGAAGGGTTGAAATTGATTTAGTCAAATTAATGGAAGTTCATCAAAACCTAAAGAAAATAGTTGTATATATAAATAGATTGAGTGATTTTTTGTTTACCTTGGCTAGACTTTTGGGTCCAGAAGAAAAAATTTGGCATGGATAATATATGATCAATTTACCATTGGCTGATAGACATTGTAGTGATTGTGATGTTTGTTGCACAATTTTAATTGTTCAAGAACTAAACAAGCCAGAATATACAAATTGTCATCACCAAAACAAAGGCTGTATGATTTATGATACAAGACCGGAAATATGTAGAAAGTGGTCTTGTTCTTGGGTTTTAGGTATTTTGCCAGGCGATGAAACCATTAGACCCAATAATCTTGGTTTAATGTTTTATCCAGCACCAAAACAAAATGATCTTGGTTTTGCCCACATGCTAGGTCAAGAAGTGTGGGAAAATGCATCTGATTCAGAATTAGGAAAATCTGTAATAAATTATATAGCCAAACACATGCTTGTTTTAATAAGGAAGTATGGATCAAATTCAATTAAATTTGCTGGCCCGAAAGAACAACAAGAAGCATTTTTAAAAATTGCTAAATAGATATTTCTCCTGGTATTCTTATATCGTTTGATATTTTTAATAAGTCCGCTTTAACATATAAGATGTTGTGAGTTTTATGCCATTCTGTTGGGAAGAAATTTTTAATTCTATTTAATTGAAATCTTACTGGTGTTCCAATATATTTTGCGGTTTCTGCTTTAGTATAATACCAAAAACTATTACTATTCCAAAAACTTATATGAGTTGGATCTTGAAAAGCTCCTCTTCCGTCAGTTGATGGAGTTTGTGTTAAAAACCATCCCAAAGGAGATAAGCAACGATAAGCTTCTTTCATAACATGGATTGGGTTTTTTAAATGCTCTAATGCATCGTGCGCCCTTATAACACCAACAGAATTGTCTTCAAAAGGCCAAGGATTATTTAAATCGTGTACGATATTTCCGTTTTCTAGATCAACAGATTTATATCCAGCAGGACTATTAAAACCGCCACATAGATCTATTTTTAAAAGACCGTTTAAGTCTGACCATTTTTCTGCTAATTGATATATATATCTATCGTGTATATTTAGTGTTTCCTCTTGAATAAAAGCGTTTTTCTCTCCATAACATGTATTTCCTTTATGCCTATAATATATATAAAGACATTTATCCAAGTGTTTTACATTTCCATGTATATATGTTCTGCAAAGAATGTCATGATCATCTAAGACATCCATTTTTTCATTATGTCCACCGATTTTCTCATAAAAAGATTTCTTCCAAGCTCTAACATGATTTGGTGCAAACCATATTTTTGAAAAGCAAGCTGCTGAAGGTTCAAAAGAAATCAATTCTAAAAGTTTTTTTCCATTATATTCAAATGGTCTATTTCTCCATCCATATACATCAGAATAAACAAATGGTTTTCCATTAAAGTCTATCTCTGCACAATTTGAGTAAACAAAATCTATAGATTCAGATTCATTAAAACACTTATGCAACTCTTCTAAACAATCTGGAGTTAATTCATCATCGTGATCAACTTCGACAATAACATGACCTTTCCCAGCCATTGACGCTTCTTTTTTAAATAAACCTATTAGTTTTGAATCTGGTTTGGATGAATTTATAATTCTTGGTTTTAAACTTAAAGAATCCAAATCAATAGTAGCATTGCCATTTGGTAAAACTACCCATTCAAAATCTTTAAAAGCTTGATTTGCTAAAGACCTAGACAGTCTTGGCAAATATTGTCCATTATTCGTAGGTGTTACTATTGAAAAGTATGGCATTAGTTCCAACTCCGTTCATCTAATATGTTTTCTTTTGGTTTTAAGTCGATTACTTTTGCTTCTTTTATTGAATCAAATGGTATAAAAATTAATATTTTTCCATATTCATTTGTATCTTTTCCTTCATCTATCTTAAAACAAACCTCAGACAAATTTGAATTTGATTTTAAAAATTTACTTTTTGTCGGTTTTAATTTAGCCTCTTTGTATATATTAGCAACGCTTTCTATTGTTTTTTCATTAATAGAATTTTTTGCTATTTCTTTAATCTTGCTCGTTTCTGCAACAATTATCTTTGTCTTAGATGAATTTAAACAAATATAAAAATCCGCTTTTGTCCTTACATCTCTACCAGGAACATTTTCAAATTGATTGTTTTCTCTTGGTATAAATTTCCAACATTCATAAATTATGTCAGATTGGTTATCACGACATTTAAATTGAGCAGTTTTATTATATTTATCACACCTATAATCAATCATTGATTCTTTATCTTCTTGTAATCCCACTTTTTTAAAATTATATCCATATCTATGATTCAGATACTTAGCTACATATTCTGCTAATTCATTTCCTTTTTTTATTCTATGCATTATTTTTTCTTTGTTAATCATTTATATCCATCTTTTCTAAGTATTCGTTTCTAATATCTGTAAATGACTTAATCATTTCTTCGGTATTCATTTTTAATTCTTTTTTCTTACGCAAAGAAAATTCTTCTAATGTCTCTTCATCCTTGTTTAAAAGTCTTACAAAGTCTTTAGATTCATTTTTTGGTGCTATTTGAATAACCGTATCATTTGTGCCGTCTGCATTTAAAGTAAATCTTTTTCTTACCTCTAAATTTACATATGGATTTATGTTTATAATATCTCCGCCGTTATCAATTATTTCAGATACAATTTCAAAATCTTCATCGTCTGAAAAACCTATTAGTTCTTGAAATTTTTCTAGAGGTATTAAAACCAAAGAACCGCTGGTTGTACTAATTTCGCTGTGTAGATCAGATCTTAGAGACTTCATATTCCTCTCCTTAAAAATTTAATCATAAAATAAATAAACACACCAATAGAAATGCCTTTAATAATATTTACAATTAAGAGTATCATTAACTGCATTAATCGTTTCAGAAAGTATTTGCTCCATACTCTTTTCTTCGATTTTCCTACAAATATATTTACCGAGACACCATGCTTGATTTACTTTTAAATGATTTGGACTGTGCATTAAAAACGGCTCTATAGTTTTTGATCTGTTTGTCAAAATTATAATCATTTTTAAGTTATCATTTGAATTTTTAGAATAATCAATTAATTCTTTTGCAACACTAATACATGTTTCATCATCAAAAAAAATATCATAATTATTCAATAATATTGCATGATCAAATCCATAATGACACGATTCTTTTATAATAGAAACAATATCTTCTAATGATTTTTCCAAATTCAAACAAGTTTTTTTATTTTCAGTAATTATTAAATTCTTATTATTCAAAAACTTTTCGCATACATCTAAAAAATATTTTGATATTAAATAGTTATTTGATGTAATAAACAAAATTTTTGATTCAGTAATTTTTAATTCTGGTTTTAGTTTGCATTCATCGCTTTTGTTTTCTATAAATGTTTTTAATTCATTTAAAAACTGAACCATCGGTATTCTCCATACATGTAGGACAAAATATTCTTTTTATAAATCTGTAATCATCTACTCCGCTATCCATTAAAAAAGTATGCCCACATTCTAATTCCGCTATCCACTTACCAAATTTTTTTAATTTAAACTTTTTAACCTTTTCATTTGCTGTTACGACAAAAATTTTTTTATCTTTATACATAATTGTCATTACAAAAAAAATTAACTCCTCAAAAAATGGTATTGTAACAATATGATTATTTTCTGTTTTTTCTGTCACCTTTTTTATATTTGGAAAATTTTCTTTACATAAAACACTAAGCAATGTTTTCCAAGAACACTTTAATTTTTCTTTTTCTCGTTTAGCTGTATCTCCAGCTATAACATAAAACTTTTCGTTATTTAATTTGAAAAAAACATTTTTCATTATTCACACAAAAGAAAAAACTTATCATTTTCAAACAATGGTTTTAGTCTCATGTCATTTCCAAATGTATCCTCTAATATAACAATGCATTTTGGCATAAAAAGGTATTCTTTTATATACTCGCTTTCTAATAATAATGGTAAACAATCATTATAATCATTAATTTTTTTTAAAAACTTTCTTTTCTTTACATTATCACAACCGATGTATTCTATCCAAACATTAAAAAAATATGACATGGCTATTTCAGTTTTGGTATTTGTATGATGCTTTCCAAATCCCACCCCATAATATATCTATTCTTAGCAAAGAAGTAATCAAGATTATTTTTTTTACAAAATTCAACGAATGTTATTATTTCGTCTTTGTATTCTACCCATATTGTAGTTTCTTTATTAGCTTTGTTTTGTTTAATAACAGAGTCTTTTTTGTAACATCCACAACTTACAGTTCTTCCATTCATTATGTTGTTTAAATAAATAATTTTTTCTTTTCCACAATCACATAAAACTTTAACCATCTTGCAAATCTGTCCAGATGGCATTTTTTTAGATTCTACTTCTTCTAATATTGTAAGTCTCCCTACCTTCATTAAATTCCTCCGCACAACTGTCACACATTTCTATCCAACTGTCACCTAATATACTATTCGCCTTATCTATCTTATTTATATTTAAAATTTCATTGCATATTTCACATTTCATATTTTCTTTTAAAGAACAATCAAAACATTGCCATTCTATGGTACTTTCTTCTAAGTAAATATAGTCTGGAATTTCTTCATTGCATGTTTTGCAGTTCATTATAGCTCCTTAAAAGCTTAAAGGGGGCTTTCGCCCCCTTCTTGCATTTATTAACGACAACGAAGCTTAAAAGCACGATGCCTTGAACTGCATCCGCCAGAACCACAAGAGTTCTGAACTACTTCCTGCTTTGTTGAAGTTTCAGCCTTCTTTTCTACTACTGGAGCAGCAGCAACACCGCAACTTCCATTAGAGCAAGAAGAACCACCACGAAGCCTGATACCATCCAAAGTCTCAGAACTCGTAGCAATGGCAATAGCCATAACAAAACTCAACATGATACTTCCTCCTAAAGAAAAAACAACGATTAGCAACACACTAACCATCTACTCTTTTATTCGACAACCAAGACAAAAAATTAACAGATTTATTTTTTTTATCAATATCAGCTATGACTATTTTAAAAATAAAAATATTACACATCTTAACATTTGATAAGATAGTTAATCTTTTTCTTTTTTATATTTAGCAACTGATTTAATTTCTGCTGCTTTATTATACCTATCTTTACACTTAGGGCAAATTCTATAATAAATTGGATTTTGTGATAAAAATTCTTTATCGCACCACCCTAAACACTTTGTCATCCTTGCATTTTTTTTAAGCATGATTGTTCCTTTAAAAGATATCTAGAGGTTTTCCTTCTGTAATAGCCATGGGTCGTCCAATGTTGTCTCTAATTTGAGCAGATAGATCCATATCTAAAGCTTTATAAACAGTAGCATATACATCGCCTATTGAGCATGGCTTATCCTTAATGTCTAAACCATCTTTGCTAGTAGAACCATAAGCTTGTCCACCCTTAATGGAACCTCCGCCTACTACTATAGACCAACATCTTGCCCAATGATCTCGTCCACCATTTTGATTAATCTTAGGTGTACGACCAAATTCGCCCATCCATAAAACTACAGTATCTTTCCAAAGACCAATATCGTTTAGTTCTTTTACAAGGTTTCCAAAACCTTTATCAAGCCGAGGGCCATTACCATTCCTAATAGTAGAAAAGATATTATTATGATTATCCCATCCGCCGAGATCCACTTGAACACAACTAACTCCCTTCTCAATTAATTTTCTTGCAAGAAGGCATCCCATGCCAAACTGATTCATCCTACCGCCATAAGCATCTATAGTCGCTTGGCTTTCGTTCTTTATTTCAAATACAGTTCTAAGTGGCGAAATAGTTAGATCAAATGCTTTACCATATATAGAAGCATGTGATTGTGCGACATTACCTAAACTTTCTCTGTCTTTTGCACCTTTTACATGAGGCATTATCTTTGCAGCAAACTCATCTTCTATTCCGTAGAATAATCTCTGCCTTCTTCTAAGACGCTCTTCTTCATTGCCAATTTCTGATGGTGGCTTTATATTTTCTGGAGGAACGCCAGGATTTTGCACAACAAAAGGAGTGTACATTGCGCCAAGGAATCCTGGCCCAATGCGTTGTGCAGTTCCACCAATTCCAATAAAATTAGGTAATGGCAACTCTTTAGAGCCAATCATAGAAGATACAACTGCGCCCATAGCTGGATATTGCACTACTGGGTTTGGTTGCTTGGCCGTATTCATTAAGAATGTGCCACGCTCATGACTGCCTTCATTAGTAACCAAAGATCTAATAGCCACCAAGTGTTTGAACTGTTCAGCAACTGTTGGCAATACCTCACTAATCTGCACTCCGTTTGCAGAAGTTTTGATCTGTTTAAAGTCTCCACCAGTTGATTCTCCTGTCTTCAAATCCCATAAATCCATATGACTTGGGCCACCACTCATCCAAAGCACAATGAGTCTTTTTCCCTTTTTCTTTATGGTTTCTTGCTGTGCATATAGATTAGATACTAATGCAAGAGAAGCAAATTCTGTTGTATGCTGTAAAAAGTGTCGCCTGTTCATTTTTTATCCCTCGTTGTATTGATAATTTCATTTCTCATAATTTTAAAATCTTTTGGAGCATTTATTTTTACTTTTGCTTTATTTATGCTTATCTTATCTGCAAGAAGTGTTATTACTATGTTTCCAGATGGAGTGAAAATAGTAAAAGACTCTCCAAAATTTCTTGTAAAAACTAAATTCCCTGTTTCCATTTTATCTCCTATCTTGGTGGGCGGTTTGATCAACAAGATCACGCAACTTATCCCACCACGGTAAATTGCTACCGCCCATAATTATTTGTTAATAGAATCCAATATAATTTTAATTGAATCAAGCTTAATGTTTAGTTCTTTTATTCTATTAGTAAGTTCCTTATTTTCATCTTTTAAGTTATTATTTACTATTTCAAAATCCTTGTTATCTATTTCTAGATCTTGCAACTTTGTTTTTAATATAGCTAAATTGATTTGATCTTCAGACTTTACAAATATATTCTTAAGAAACTTGAACATAAATCCTCCTTGAGTTAGGGTTATATTAGTTTATTCGACAATAACTACTTTTCATTTAGAACTTCTTCCATAGAGTACATAATTAAAAAATAAATTATATACCAAATCAACAGTTCTATATAAGGTCTATATTCCATAGCGTATATAAATACGCCATATATTAAAAGCCATTAGTCCAAATATAAGAACGAAAATCACCATACGCCCAAATAAGTTTAAATCCTTCTAGTTCTTTTTCGCACAATGGATATTGTACACCGCTGAGAGAAAGTTCTTTGTATACAACTTGTTCAAGAGACTCGCCATTTTCTAATTTATTTCTCCAAGTAATACGATTTAAGGCAGTACCAAGATAGCCACCATGAGGCATCATTTTTTCTAAAATTAAAAATGCTCCACCATTCTTACATTTGTGTTTAAGTTTTTCTATAAAGTCAGTTCTTTTACTTGGATGAATAAAGCACAATGCTAAAATACTTGTTGCGAAAGAAAACTCTCTTATACATATATCTAGCATGTCGCCTATTATTAGACTTTGATAATCACCAATATAGTACGGTTCCATTTCTTGACATTTTTCAATAGCATAAAACTCAATATTTCTTTCTTTTATTTTATCTCTTAATGCTAATCCAACATTGCCTGTACTTGCCCCAAAATCATATACCACACTATCTGGTTCCATATATACAGATGCAATTTCTGGCAAGAAATGTCTTAAAAAATCTTCATGCCAAAATAATTGACCTTTAATGTGTTCATTAAAAGTTGGCGCTGCTTTTGCAAAATCAAACATGATCAATCCTTAATAGTTTCCTTATGATATTTATTTAAGCATTCCGCAATATATTTAACTGAAGGAACATGCATTCCACAATATTTATACTTATCTGTATCTGAGGCATTAGTTAAATGCCAATCATCGGGAAAACCCATCAGTCTAAGTCTTTCTGTTGGCGTTACTCTTCGTATATTTCCTTTAGACACTACTAAATCTGTAAAAGATTTATAATCTCTTTTAGTTAATGTGGAGGATACTCCGCATTCATCAAATTGATCACTTCTTTGGCGAGTAAAGTAGGCAAAGGCTTGTTCCCTTTTTTCGCTCTGCTCAAAATACCACTTAAAGCTTTTTTTGACAGACTGTACTTTTCGTTCACATTCTGTTGTACTACGCTCTCCAAGTTGGAAGATATCGGCGTTGGCGGAGATTCCATCACGGACTCCGAGAATGTAAACTCTGCGTCTTCTTTGTGGTGTTCCGCAGAATTGTGCATCAATGGTCGTATAAGTCGCATCGTACCCGATTTTGGCAAGGTCTGAGAGAATTGTGTTAAGCCCTCTTCTAAGGAGCATAAAGACATTTTCAATGACACAATATTTTGGTCTGACTTCTGTGACTGCTCTAAAGAATTCTTTCCAGAGAATAGATCTTTTTCCATAAATACCGTCCTTTGTTTTACTTGCTATAGAAATGTCTGTGCAAGGAAATCCGCCCACGATCACATCAAACTGATTTGATTGATATGTTATTTTTGTAACATCGCCAAAGTTTGGTATAGATGGAAAATTCTTTTTTAATACTTCGCTAGGATATTTGTCTATTTCTGCGTTGGCTGTTATTTCGTAATTACCAGCTTGTTGAAAAGCCAGAGAAAAACCACCAATACCAGCAAACATATCATAAACTTTTAAAGTTTCTTCCATGATAATCCTTGTTTGGTGGGCGGTTTAGCCAACAAGGCTAATTAGTAGAAGTTTCCCTGCCTAGTGAATCAACTACTACCGCCCATATATTTACTATACTTCTTCAGAAAATTTTTCTAGAGTAACAATCTTTTTTTCACCACTTATAATAACTTTATTCTTTAATACATCCCATGTTAATAATCCATCTACACTATCATAATTTTGAAAATCATATTTATATATCGGTTCTACTATGTATGATTTATCACTATAAACATCATCGCCCCAATCAACAACATAACTTTGATCTTGCATGATAATTACATTACTTATTATTGATATTTCTTTATTTTCATAAGAAAACATTACATATACTTTTGATATGTGAATGTCATTTAATCTTTTGAATAACTCACTTTTTGTCATCTGTTTTTCCACTTAATTTATGACAAAATGCTTCAACAATTTCTTTATACATGTTTTTATCCAAAATAGTCTTTAGCCTATAAACTTCTTTCAAAAGCTTTTGTATATCTTCTATAGAATTAACTAAAAATTTTAAGTCTTCTTCCGTAGATACATCTGCAATCCATTCTCCATGATAAAAATATGCTCGCTCCTTACTTTCTGAATATATGCTTGTTTTTCCATTTTCAGAATACGAAGAAACCCAAGGACCAGGAGTTGCTCTGTATAATCTATTTTCTATTTCACGCAATTCTTTTTCTGACAACATGGCTTAATAAGCCCTTTCAATCTTCTTATTTCTGCAATAAGCTTGGTAACATTTTCATTAGAAACCCAATTTCCATTATTGGATTGCATGTCTTTTTCAATCTCTTGAATAAATTCTTCTGTTACTTCCATAACTTAAACTCCTCATAAATAAGTTGTTGGCACTCATGAATTACTTTTATCTTTATCATTTGTTTTTCTGAATAAGCAGGAACATCATTAATAGATTCGTCTGGTATAACTCTTTGTTCCATCTCATAAAGGTTATTCATTAATTTTTCACCAATTTCCTTGTGATAAATATATTGTTTATAATAACTTCCAACCAATGCTAAAATCACTAATAAAAAAACATTAATAGGTTTCATTTTTCATCATAAAATATTTAAAAAGCGTTTCTACTAAATCTTCTGCTGATTGATTTGCCAATATTGCATCTTGATCATTTAATTGCATTAGCTTTCCTGCTGGATCAATAATGGCTATTTCTGCATCACTTGATTTTAAAAATTTCTTATCTTCTTTGCCTAAATTTTCGCAGTAGTTTCTTACTCCAAATCTTACTGACAAAGTATATCCATTCTTAAAACCAATTTTAAATCCATTGCCATCTTTTTTATTGCAGGAAAACATATTTTTCTCCTGCTTGCGTCCAAACATTCGGTGCATAGGATCTGTAGTCATATGCTTTTGCTTTTTCCAGTTCTAATCTTAGATTTTTAATCTCATCAACAAGAAGCAAACACAATCTTCTTGGATCTCCAAAAACATCTCTTGTTTCTATAACTAATTTAATTTTTTCTTCATCTGTCATTTTATTTTCCGTATTTTATTTTCTATTGAACAAATAACTTTTAATATTTCTAAACCGCACTTTTCATCTATAATCTTATTCGCCTCTTCTTCAAAGATTTTTAGTATTTTTTGATTTTTTCTTATACTTTTTATCGTTAGAAAACTTAAAATTATTAGTAATAGAAAAAGTAAATATGTCATTTATGTCACCGAATACATCAGGATTTTTTTTAGATATTTGTTTTAAATGATAATCCCAAGGAAAATGTCTTAAAAGTCTTTTTGCTGAAAGTCTTATGTATTTTGGAACTTTTGGCGTTTTTTTGGGATTAATTAAATCTATTAAAAAATCTCTAGTTTGTATCACACTCCTTGTTCTTTCTTGTGGCAATGTCATTTTTTAGCCTTTCTATTTCTAGTAAAAGAAAATGTATTGCACATCTTGCATTTGCCAAATAGCATTCTCCATAATGCTTATCTACTTTTGGTTTCCATGTTTCTTTTATTTTGTTTAACTGCTCATTGTTCATTATGATTTTCCAAAAATATAGGAGTGCCTTCGCCCATGTATGCACCAACCATATTATATTCGTAAAACTCTATAGCTTCTTCAGTTGTCATGCCTTGTTCTTCTACCATTTTATGTAAAATCTTATTAGTGTCATAGATTATTTTATAATCATGAAATATTCTTCCAACTCCAATTATACAATCGTCATAACCATTTGCATACAAAGGGTTTGCTCCAATTTCTTCGCAATAAATTTCAGCTTCTTCTCTTGTCATTTTTCTTCATCCTCTTAAATTTCTTTACGGCAGCTATTAACTTTTTAGTTCTTTCTTTAATAATAGCTTCATCCTGTTTTAGTTTCTTGTCAAAAGACTGAATATTTTTAATCTCTATTTTTTGTTCTAGTTCATAATAATAAGAAAGCTTCGCTTTCTTTTTAAGACATTCATCGCATATATAAATTTCTATTCGTGCATTTTCTTCATATGGATCAAATATAGAACTTCCATATTTTCCATCTGATGAAAAAGATACAGCGTCATACGGAGGATCTTCTATATTAGTATATAAACCTTTGAGTTTTTTATTGCAGCAGAAGCAGTTTCTTTTAATTGCCATTTTTTATCTCTGTATTAAAAAATAACTTTGAAAAAACGATAGACCTTAAAACAGTTTGTTCTTCTACTGTTAGCTTCGCAAACAATTCTCCATTATTCCCACCAGACAACTGATACATCGCAAAAATTAAATTTATCATTTCCTTTTCCATATTAATCCTTCAAATTTTTTAGGTCACGAATATCTAAAGCTTCGGCTAAATCACAATGCAGACCAAATGAGAAAGGCATTTTAACTACTATTTTATTGTTGTCTTCGTCATCAACGAAGTCAAACGCTCTTTGACATGCTTTACGCAGCTTTTTATTCTTTTCTTCAAGTTCTTGAATTCTTTTTTTTAATTCCTCAATAATTAGTTCTGACATAGCTCATTCCTAATTTTTCTTCTCACATAAAAAACAATGAACTTTATGATCTTTATCAATCGAATCAACTGTTTCATCAATAATCGCTTTATGTCCACAATAAAGAGTTACTGACCATTTATTAGCTGCTACTGGCGTTAATTCTTTATAATTTCCTACGCAATGTAACACAAAACAATTAATGTTTTCCTGAGTTTCAAAATCTAAAGCTTTTATATTTAAAATACTGACATTTGTATTCCCAACATTAACAATTGTACATGTGCCAGTTTTAGTAAAAGGTTTATTTTTATAAAGTTTTACTAAATCAAATATGGCTACCTTATTGCTTAAAAAAACACGCTTCACATTTTCACTTGCAAAAAGAAGATACTTTTCGCCATCCATTTCTATCTTCATAATAAACTCCTTTTGTTGCTTAATATTTATTCGCCAATTGTCAGTAATTATTTACAGCAGTATATTATAATCAGATAAATTTATATCTATTTTTTTTGCATTTTCATTAAATTTATTAGATATATTTTTTCCATGTATTAATTCTAGTGCTAAATTTTCTTTTATTTTAAATATTTTATATTTACTTGAATAATTAACATGTTTATCTTCATAAATGTCTTTTTCAATATTATTTGTTTTTATACTTACAAAGTGAGAAGGATAAATATTTTTTTGACAAAATAAATTTTTTGATAAATCAAAAGATGAATAATTTATATCTATAAGATATTCGTCTTCATATACTGAAGAATTATTTTTTATTTCTTCTGTAAAATCATTTCTATAAATATCATCGCTGTCAAATCTAGAGAAAACAAATGGATGGTTTAAATTAGAAATTTCTTTTCTTATATTTAAATTTTCATCTTTATTAAAATAAATATGTATTCTATCATCTATTTTTATTTTGTTTAAGATTTCATTTGGTGTTTCTGAATCACATTTAATCATCCAAAAAAAGTTTTTGTTTTTTTGTCCTAAAACTGATGGGGCGCAGAATTTATTAAATAATTCTAATCTATAATTTAACCAATTTTCATTTAAATGCTTCTTATATTTTATAAAAGAATACTTTAAATTAAATCTAGTTTCGATAAAATGATTTATCATTCACATTCCAAAAAACAAGGATGCATATGTCAAATTTAAGTTTTGGTTTTTCAGTAGCTTCATATTTAAACGATGAACCAAATAGAATCAATAAATTATACTGTTTAGTTTATTCATTTTTATCTCAATCTTATGAAAATTGGAAATTAAATATAGTTCATGATGGAAAAATAACAGATGAAAAAATTAGAAAAAAATATTATGAACTGGAACTTTTATCGGAAAAAATAAAATGTTTTGAGTCTAATGAAAGATTAAATCATTGGGGCCATGAATATAGAAGAGAATATGCACTTAAAACAGATTGTGACATACTTGGTTTTACAAATGAAGATAATTACTATAATCCAAAAATATTAAACTTATTGAATAATATATTTTTAACAAAAGAGTGCAATGTAGTTATATCTGAATGCATACATAGAATAAAAAATGATCCTTATTTATACAAAATATTAAAATCCACAAAACCAATTCCAAAAAATGGAACTATTGATTTATGTTGTTATTTTTTAAAAAGGGAATTAGTAAATAATACTGAATGGAAATCTTTTGGATATGGAGCAGACTTTTCATACATAACAAAAATTATAAAAGAAAATAAAACTAACATACATTTTATTAATTTTCCATTGATGTTCCATAATTAAAAAATGCCCCAATTAAGGGGCATTAATTAACTTTATATTTTACTTTTCTTCAGCCAACCTCACAGGAACATCCTCTGTTTTAATAGAAGATGTTTTTATATTATCTAGTGGCAATTTAGTATTAGCATTTGGAATTTCGTTATACCCAAACTGCTTGATTGCGTTGTGATATCCTTCTGCATAACTAGAGTTTTGATAAATCTTTGCAGCAGCAGTAAATCCATCGGTATAGGCTCCTGGGCTTGTTGGAGTACCCATTTTAATTACTGCATCACGATAACCACTTTCATAATCTGGCTTGTATCTAACTTCATTTAGTTCGTCACGCAAAATCCTAGATTCTGCACTATAAATGCTTGCCATAAAGTTATATCGTGCATTTTGATACACAATATAAAATGTGCTTCCCATAATGTAAAAAGAACAAAGCAAAAGGCTAACTGGCATAATCTTCTTAAAACTTTCCATCATTCTCTCCTTTGGGTTTGTGTTAAAAATTCAAGCTACAATACTTACCAAATCATATCTTCGTGTCAATCTATCTGTTCCAAAAATAGAAAAATAATCTTCACGAATAGTGTCAGCATCGTCAAAACTTATGTTTTTTATCTTTCTTCCTAGTTGTCGAGCCATAACTTTAGCTATTTTTATTGCTGTCTTTTTAGCTTTCGCCTGTCTCGTCATATGCCCTCCATTGCAAATTTTGAAGTCCTGTATGCTCCTTTGTTTTTTCTACAACAATATCGGCATGAACCTCATTTAAACAATGAAATACGAATGCCTTGTTTTTGTCAATGCTAAACTGAGTATTATCTTTTTTTGAAAAAACTTCTCCGTGTTCATTAACTACTACAACCGCTATTTTTTTAATAGTGTGTAGCCCATACTCCGCAATTTCTGTTCCGTTAATATGTCACCTCTTTTTCCTGCACCACCTTGTGCAAACATTAATTTCCTGTCTTTTCCGCATCTTTCAATCCAGATTTGTTCTGGCATTTTCCTAGAACAAACATGGATAACATACATTGTCCAGTTTGATCTAGGTAAAACCCACTTTTCAAAATTAGTCTTCATATTCGATTACCATAGTGTAAGTCCAAGAAGAACCGCTACCAGAAGAACTTCTAGTAATAGTCTGATATGAAGTAGAAACAAGTCTAGCATTTCTATAGCAATCAGTCATAGCTTCAGAAAGGCTTTTTCCAAAACCGCTAACAGTTTGCCTAACCTTCTTTTTTGCAAGAGCAAAGCCAGCTGTAAGAACAGACGCTACAGTTGTAATAAAGAACCTTCTATACATATCTATTACTCCTAAAAAGACCTATAACAAAAGTTAAGATACAACCAAAGATTAAAAAATAGTCAGCACCGGCAGTTGGCTTTAGTGGCATTTTAGTCTCCTCTATTTATTTATTCGCCTTCTGAATGATTTTATTTAGCGAATCCACATCAAATCCCTGAGTTCCAAAAAATGGTTTGGCATTTTTCTTTTTTGTCACTAGGTTTACGCCAGATCTTTTTAAGGAGTACGCCCTGTTCTTTACAGAAGAAACACTAAGGCCAAAATATTCTGCCACTTCTTCAAAAGAATCCTTTTCGGTAAATACCTTTACAAATTCTTCTGGAGTAATAGAGCGATTTTGTTTCCAGCTTTGTCCTTTGTTAGCCATTTAATTTTCAACCCTTCTAGTATGAGTAGTACAGTTATTTAGATAAAAGATTGTCATCCATTTCAAGAACTTTCATTACCGCCAATTTATTTTTATGATAAGTCCTGTAAACAGTCTTATGTTCATTGTAATGGTCAATAATTTTTAATGTTACAAGAGGAGTGCCATTTTTACTTTGCCACTCTTTTTCAAGAAGTCCGGCACGAATTTGGTTATCTTTATAACCATTAATAAGATACATTTTCATTTTATTCTCCTTATTTTGGAAAAGTATAAGTATATCTAAAACTCACATTTACTTTTTCTATCTCTCTAGAATCATAGGGAGATATGCTGGTTGATACAGATTGCTCAACAGTTCCACACCCATTAAGCATCATAAGACACAAGATCAATGCAATCATCTTTAGCATTTTTATATACCTTTTCTTGTGCAATAGCTTCACGCTTAGTAATAAAAGCACCAATGATCTTATCTTCGTCTACTACAAGGTAATTTGCAGCAACAGCAAATATATGCCTAGACTGGTTATCAATTTGTATAATCATTTTATATCCTCCTTCCTATATTATATTATTCGTCTTACGAATGCCCAGATTTCTTAAATTCTTCCCATTCAGAATCCCATTTCCAAGGTTTTTCAAAGAAGTAAATAAGCCTATCGGCTGGATTGTCCTCAACAGTTTGTCCATTTGGAAGTTCAATATCTCCAATATTTTCCCACTCTCCAAGTCCGGCCAGCCATCGTGCTAATGCACAAACATTGCTATGATCTTGAAACCATTTCATTGGATTCCTCCTTCATTTCTTTTGCTAAGTTATTACAAGCAGTTTCTAACTTTTTAAGTTTAATTGGATAAAACAAGATTTTCATTGCGTGTTTTGCTTTTAACAAAACAGTTAGATTGTCAACCTTTTTAATGGTTAAGCCATCTGGAAACAGATCGTTGTTTATTTGAACTTCGTTTTTATAATTAGATGGGTCAACACAAAAATAATTTAAAAGCATTCCATGCGATTCAATCATTGTATTTCCTTTATTTAATTACTTTCACCTCTAGTTCGTCAGTAACAACCACAAAAAAACTTGCTACAATCTTTCCGGCTTTTGGCAGAAATGGATTGTTAATGCTTTGCCATACATTAACTCTATATCTATTATCAAAAACATTAACGACAGCAGTTTTGATTATGTCTTTAGGACGGCCACATTGAATAAAAACTTGAGTAAGAATATCCTCATCGGATAATCTTGGTTTCTTGTTTTTTGAATCTTTCTTGTTTTCCATGCTGGTCATATCAAACTCCTTTCTTGCTATATATATTTATTCGTCAGCAACCTTTTTAAATTTACTCCAAATATATTTTTTTGTATTTTTATCTACAAAACCCTTTGGTTGTACATATAAATACACTCTGTCAGAGTTTCTTTTTGCAAAACAAACCTCTGCTATTTTATTAGCTGTATCCCTTCTCCACGCTTGAACCATACCAACAATGCATGGTTTTTTATTTGAATGTTTAATTGCATAATATGTATGCATTACTTCTCCAGTTCATCTACGAGCAAATCAAATTGTTCTTTAGTAAATTTACCATATTCTAATACATGAGATTTTTTATTATCTGCTGTATGTAAACAAATAGAGTTTTTATCAAATCTTAAGAATACTTTATATTCTGTATAAGAATTGAAATTAACACTAGCTCTGTATTCATTACTGGCATTCAGGTATTTTAAAAAATCTTCTTTGATCATAGTAGTGGCCAATCATATCCTTTCTCGGCATTTGTAAGACCATTCTCATCTTCTTTATTTGCCCAATCCCAGATTATACTAGCCTGTCTTTCAATTTCTTGTATTGCATCTAGGAATTCATTTGCAGTAAATTTGCCATATTCAAATTCAAAATATTCAGTTCCATTTTCCGATCCTTCAACAATTGAGCCAATTATAATACGATCATCCTTGAATTCAATGAACGCCCCGCACTCTGTATATCTAAACATATTTGATCTAGCTTCTATCTCTGTCTCTGCATCAAGAAATTCTAAAATTTGTTTCTTATGCATTTTTAGCACCTCTTACAGCATTAATAATCTCTTGTAATGCTTCGTGCGTATAACCCCAATCCATATTTTTATCAATAAACTCAACCAAGTTTTTCCAAACTTCTCCTTCTTTATAACTCTTAGTAACTCCCTTGTCGTTTACTTTTGTAAATATATCTGCTGTCCAGAATGCAAAAATAATATTTTTATTCCCTTCCGCTTTTGCTTCCTGCAACATCTTAATAGCGTCATCAATTTTCATAGCTTGACCTCCAGATTAACTTGTTTAACTTCCCAACTTAAAGTTGTTTTACTTTTTAAAAGCTTTACAACTTCCTCTGCTTCTATATAGGTTTCAAAATATAATTTATTTACAATGCTCTTTATTTCTCTCCAGAAATTAACAACATCAACTTTGCACCAACCCACAAAGTAGTAACGATCTGAAAGTCTAACCACATAAACAAAATCATCCATAATTAATCCTTTCATTTAATAGGATAGGCGTGATGGGAGTCGAACCCATACTTGAAGGATTTTAAGTCCTTTGACTCTGCCATTGGTCTACACGCCCCTTTGTCTCTTTTCGTGATAGTGACCAAGAAAAAGAGTGTTAGTAACAATCCACTCAAATTTCGTTCTTCTCTCTAATAATATCTTCGCTGTATCTGCCTTTTCCTTTACTGAAAATTGAATTGGTGTTACTTTTTTTATATCATTCCACCATTTTTTCTTTTCTTGATATGATAGTTTATTCAAACACGAATTGTCTTTTAAGCTAACAGTCCAGCCATTACCCATCTCTATCATTTTCCCATTCCTTTGACTTCTTTAAATATGGATAACACTCATCTAGAACTCGCCTAATATCTTCTTCTGCAAGAGGAAGTCCAGCATTTATTCTTTCGCTGTTTGTCATCCTTGATCTATCTACCAGTTCTAAGAAATCTTTTCTTGTCATATTTTTATTCCACATGAACTATTTCAAATTTAGTTTTTTCATCCCACAACATTTTATTTGCCAAAAGTTTAGCCTCATAATTAACCCAGCTTTCAACATTTAATTCTGGCATATTGTCAGGAACATCAACTTCGACAAATATTACAATCTTAGCTTGGAATGTTCTGGGCATTATTATTTATCTCCGTTGATAAAGAATGTTTATTTAATGGGTCTGTTCGGATTTGAACCGAAAACCTAGCGATTCATGTTTGTGGGTATTTCTACCCTCCATGGACTATATCATTATCCCATAAGGATATCGGACGCTAGTGCGGTTATTAAGAGGGCTTTACCTCTCCGCTAGTCTCTGCACCTTCCATTGGTGTACCAATGGCTTGGCTCAATGTTGATGGCATAATTCCATATTGCTTAGCCCATTTTCTTATCGTATTGTCTGAAACACCATACTTTTTACCAATTTTTACAAAAGACATTTTTTCAATATCTTCTTTTAATTGATTTTTTTCAGGTCTATTAACAATACGAGTTCCTAAAGATTGACAATCAATACCACAAAATTTTGATTGTTTATCTTGTAGTGTCCGAAAACAAATTTTGCAAAATTTAGGTTCATTATGTGACATTTTCATTGAATTCATCCGATTCTTTCTGGCAGTTTCCAAACCAGAAGCACCTGAGTCTATCCAAGCGTGAAGTTTAGCGTGTTGGCTTCTTTCGAGAACTAATAGATTTTGATGTCTATTATCATCTCTTTTGCCATTTAAATGATGCACAACTTCTTCATCTTTTAAGTTACGACCAACACATTCTTCAGCAACTACGATATGTTCATAAACATATCCTTCCCAATTGCTATTTTTCATAGCTCTTGAGTGTTCTGGCAAAAATATAAGTCTATAACCATTTAAGATTCTTACATCGCTTTTCATGTTGTCTCCTTATAGTGTAATACTGTAATTATATTACACCATTTGAACCAAGAAGACAACCTCAGATGAGTCGCTTGCTCTAACCTATTGAGCTACAGACCCTAATTTTATTATTAGTTTTTGTCAGATGATATACATTCTTCATCTAGCTGTTGAAGAAATGCTTTTATGTCATCTAGACAATCGCCGATGGAATAACCATTATCATCGTCATCTGAAATAGGGGATTCCAAAACATTGTCAAACCTTTTTAATGACTCAATTACATCAGCCACATTAAAAAAAGCGTTAGAAGCGTTTTCAGCATTGATAGAAACTTTAGCCATGATACTATCCTTTTAAACTTTTATTACTTACATTTTACACAAGCAAAACCGCCACCATGCGTGATGTTCTCAAGCTTATTGAGGTTTAATGCCCCAATAGCCTTATGTAGTTCGCCAACTACTTGATTTTGTCCACGGCAATGGTCTTCATCATGCTTATAGTGTTTAATGCTGACAACAAAGTTTTCACCAACTTTACTTACATCAGCCAAAAAATCACCATGAATTGCACCTTGGGCGATTTCATTCAAATTACTTTCCATGTTTGCTCCTTAAACTTTCAATTCATTAACTTTTTCAACTTTTACCCACTCTACATAATCACCAACTGTAGAAACAAAATCTGGTTTAAGTCCACGGATGGAGTTCTCTTTATCGTCTTCGTATGTAGATATACAAACCCTAGCTGTTACATCTACATAGATATACTTAATTTCCTTCATTGGTATTTCCTTTTACATGAATGTCAAAAAGTTCGCCCAACCTTTTCTTGCTATACCTTCTTGGATTTTCCAACATAATCGTTTTAGCATCATATGGTGTTGATTCTTCTATTTCATATACGATGCCATCCAATATTTGTTTAATGATCTTTACTGAATTTTCTTGGAATAAATAACCTCGGTCTTTTATAAATACTACGCTTTTTCTATTAAATACATTTGGATTTTCTGTTGGTATATATCCATATATCGCCCTGTCCGATACTTTGATTTTCATGATTGATTTCCTTCATGTATAGGTACTAAACAATGTAGTAATGTAGGCTTGCACACTTTGGGCAAACTACTTCAGCTTCTTCCAATCCTTCTACTTCAAACTCAGCATGAACTTGTCCTGTGAACTTGCAGTCAATACATTCTTGATGCTCATCGTCTGGTAAAATACCAACAAAGTTTAAAACCTTTCGTCCATCTAACCATTTCAAATCTTCTAGCTTTTCATTCATTGCTAATCCCCTTTCCTATATATTTATTCGCAGTTTACTAAAAAATATTAACAGATTTTAAAATAATTATTATTTACATATTCAATGTCATCATCTTCATCTATATGAATTAGAACATCTGATAATGGGTTGTATACTTG